ACCCGCAGCTCAACTACTTCATCCGCCACGGCTACAAGGTCGAGGTCGAGGGAGTGAAGTCGAGCAAGTCGGAGAAGTCCGACGCGAAGCCGACCACGGTCGACGGGCTCAAGGCCTACGCCGCCGACCACGGCATCGACCTCGGCGAGGCGAAGACCAAGGCCGAGATCGCCGCGGCGATCGACGCCGCCGAGCAGGCCTGACCCACCTCTGAGAAGGGAGATCCGTCGTGACGACACTGCCACCGCTAGCTGACGCGACGGATCTCCCTGATCAGTGGGCCACTTCCCCGAAGGCCGCCCGAGCGCTCGCCGTCGCTTCGTCGGCAATCCGTGAGGCTGCCGGCTCACCGATCAGCCAGGTCACTGCGACTGTCACCGTCGACGGCGGTTCCGGGCGGCTCCTGAAGCTGCCTGGTCCACTCATCCGCGGATCAGTGACGTCGGTCCTCGTCGACGGGCAGCCGACCACTCGCTACCGCGTGGTGGCCGAGGGCCTTTGGCGCGAGGACGGCTGGCTGTCCTACCTCGACGTCAGCGGCTCCGGCTACGGCGCCGGTTACAGCTACAGCACGATGTACACCCCGGGTCACCGGCCCCCCGCCGAGGTCGCGGTGACGTACACCTTCGGTCTCTCGGCGGTGCCCGACGACATCGTCGACCTGTGCGTGCAACTCGCGATCGCGTGGCTGCAGCACGACGCCGTCGGCGGCGGGTCGACCGCAGGGCTGGCGTCCGTGCGACTCGACGACGCCCAGGAGAACTACACCGCCGAGGCGGCAGGCCAGGTCTCTCCCGTCTTCATCCCTGAGATCACGTGCGACAACCTCGCGGCCCGCTTCGGCGCCGGCGGCGCAGTCGTCGTGCAGGAGATCCCGTGAGGGCGGTCCGCGCCCTCCCCCGCTTCCGAGCGCTCGCTGAGTCCCGCATGGGCGCAGCGAACAGCGGATCCGACGTCACGGTCAAGCGCAAGAGCGGCAACGTCGCCCAGAACGAGGCAACCGGTGTCGAGGCGCAGTCGTGGGCCCACGTCCTCGACACCTCGGCCCGGTTCAGTGCCTTCGGTGGCGGCGGTGTCGGCCGCGAGAAGCCGCTCAACCCTGGCGGCGTCGTCTGGGAGCAGGCAGACCGCACGCTAAGCCTCCCAGCGGCCGTCACGGGCCTCGTTGACGGCGACATGGTCGAGGTGACGGCCGGCGAGATCGCTGGGACGTTCTGGCGGATCCTCGAGACCGCTCGCCACGACCAGATGACCGCGTTCCGCGTGCCTGTCGTGCAGGTCGACCGACCCGAAGGCTGGTGAGCTCGCATGCGCGTCACGTGCCGCCACGAAGACATCCAGATCCTCGCTGACGACCTGAAGGCCGCCGGTCCGCGGTTCTACCGCGAGGGCAAGAAGATCGTCACCGCGGCCGCCCGCGACGGCGGCCAGACTGCCCGCCGCATCGCACGGTTCACCGCGCGAGCTCACGGCCGCGACTACCCGAACGCGATCACCTGGGACAGCGCGACCGCGATCTCGGCGTTCGGCGGCGGCGAGATCAAGGCAGCATTCGGCCCCGACTCTTCCCGGCCGCAGGGCGGCATGGAGTTCGAGGAGGGCTCGCGCAACCAGCCTCCGCACCACGATCTCGCGAACGCGTGCGACGTGATCCTGCCGAAGTTCAACCGCGACGTCGACGCTCTGTTCGCCAGCCTCTTCGAGCCGGGTGTGCGATGACCGAGCTCGACGAGCGCGAGCACATCGCGGTGCTGACGCCGATGCTCGATGCGACGCTCGGTGTCGACCCCGACTCGGACGAGCTGCGGGTCTACGAGTACGGCAAGGTCCCGGGCGCCGACGGAAACCCCGGCGTGCTGCCGCGGATCTATGTCCTGATCTCGCTCGGCCGCCGCTTCGTCCCGGCCAACAAGGGCGACACCACCGCTCGCAGCGGCTGGCGCGTCTCGCTGCGCTACGTCGGCCACACCATCGACGAGGTGCGCTGGGCCGGCGCTCGCATCGCGGACGCGCTCGACCAGAAGCGCATCACCGTCGCCGGTCTCGACTCGACCGCGCTCCTGCACGAGTCGACGACCCCCGCCAAGCCTGACAGCGGCCTGTTCTCGGCCCTCGTCTCCTACACCTACGCACTCTGAGGAGAGTCACCATGTCGAACGAGCACCTTCGCCGCGCCCTCGCAGACATCCACGAGGCAGCGCAGGAAGCCAAGGCCGCCGAGGAGGCCTCCGAGCCGGCGTTCACGTCCATGAAGCTCCCCGAGCTCAAGGCGTACGCCGCCGAGCACGGGATCGACCTCGGCTCGGCCCGGTCCAAGGCCGACGTGCTCGCCGAGATCGTCGCGGCCGAAGCCTCGGCCGGCGACGCCCAGAACGTCCCCGCCCCGGGTGACGAAGAGGCCGACGAGTCGGCCGAGAACACCGACCCGATCGCTTCGGAGGAGTAGCCATGTCGCTCACCAACCCGCCCACCGTCAAGCAGCTCGCGAACAAGACGCTGATCGTCATGAAGACGGCGCCGGCCGCCCCGTCGGGCATCCCGACCGTGACCGAACTCAACGCGGCTCTGTTCGCGTCGCTGCACGTGTACGGCAACTTCACGATGCAGCCGCAGCAGAACAGCGGCCAGGGCCCGCGCAAGCTCGGAAACACGTTCGTGCCGACGCAGCTGGGAACGTCGACGTTCCCGGCCATCCCGGTGCAGTACAGCTACAAGCCGCAGAGCCTCGGCACGCCCGGCAGCGCCGGAAACGAGCTCTACGAGGCTCTCGTGCCGGGCACGAACGTCACCGTTGCGCTGCTCAACGGCAAGCTCGGCACCTCGAGCGCGGTCGTCGCGAACGACATCGCCGACATCGCGCTGTGCACCGTCGGTGTCCGCGCCAAGGGCCAGACCGGTGACGGCGAGTACGACGAGCTGTCGTGCACGCAGAGCCTCGTGCTCGTCGGCGGCATCTTCGTGGCTGAGGACTTCAAGCTCGCCTGACCCCCGCAGACGCCCCTGGCCTGGCCTTGCCGAGGTGGCCGGGCCAGGGGTCACAACTTCGGCAGCCTCGGCAGGAGTCAGCATGGCGAAGAGCATCACCGAACTCATGGTCGAGAAGGCCGCCCGAACCGCGGCCGTGCGACCGACGCGCACCTACCGTGCGACCGTCGGCGAGGGCCAGCAGTACGTCGCCGAGATGCAGGCGCTCGTCTCGGAGAACAACGATCTGATGGTTCAGCACGAGGCCGCGGTCGAGGCGGCCATGAACGAGCGCCCACTGAAGATGGGTGAGCTGCCGGAACTGCCGGACCTGCCTCAGCGATGCGTCGAGATCCGCGCCCGGATGGCAGAGCTCAACACGCTGATGGGTGAGTACGAGGGCGACCTCACCATCACCGGCACGCGCACCGACGGCGACTGGGCCGATTGGAAGATCACGCACCCGGCTCGCGAAGAGGGCGAGCCCGGGTACATCGAAGACCAGATGATCAGCGGCGTCTGCAACGCAACCGCGCTGCTCGACGACCTCGCCACCTACGTCACCCACTGGGAAGGCGAGGAGCTCGCGCCCGGTCAGTTCGACGCGCTCGACCTGATGCGGCCCGACAAGAAGGCGATCGCCGGGATCGTCGTCGACATGTACGAGCGCGGGGTCAACCTCCCAAAATTGCGGAGCGGCTTGCGCGCCATCCTGGCGAGCGTGCCGTTCTCGAGCTCGCCCGAGAACTCGGAATCAGCGAGCGACGCCTCCACGGCCACGAGCCGGCAGAGCGGCACGAGCACTACGCCGTCGGAGCCGACGGCGAGCTGACGCTCACCGGCGTCACCATCGTCACCCGCGAGCCGGAGTGGGACGACCAGCAGCGAGCGCGGATGCTCGGCCTGATCGAGTACGAGGCCGGCGTGCACGACGGTTGCAACCTGCACCGGTCGATCGCTGACGCGGATCCGGACTTCGCGCTCGATGACCGCGTGTGTCCGGTGTGTGCACAGGCCGAGGCCTACCTGCGGGCGCGGGCCGACCAGGAGCTCGAAGCCGAGCAGAACCTAGACCCGAGTGCGCCGCGCAAGTCCGACGGCCGCTCGACGTTCATCAGGCTCGAGGAGCCTCTGCAGGGCGCTTCGTAGCCAGCCCGACGATGAACGTCACCAGCCCGCCGATCCCGAGCGGGAACGAGGCGAACACGGCGAGATAGCCCAGTTCGCTGGCGCCGAGGCTCCCTCGGCTGCCAACACCAACGGCAAGCCCGAGCACGAGCAGGGCAACGGCCGCCGCCATGAGCACCAGGCCGACCTTCGCGGTCTTGTTCATGGTCGCGACCCTACGCCGGCCTTTGCCTTCCGCATGACCGTTTCGAGCCATTCTTGAGGAGGCGCATCGTGGGCGTTCGCCGCGAGTCTGTAGAGCTCTCGCTCTCTGATGTCGACTTCACCACGGGCATGGCGCGAGCCGCTGCCCAGACGGCTCTGCTGAACCGTGAGCTCGGCAACCTCGACGGCACCAGCGCCCGCGCGGACCGCTCGACGCGTGCTCTCGCAGCCGACGACGGCGGCATCGCGCGCACGGGCGACAAGGCGCGGAAGTCGTCGAACGACCTGAACGAGTACACCGGCCGCCTCAACGCCCTCGTGTCGGCGGCTGTGACGCTCGGCCCGGCGCTCATCCCGTTGACTGCGGGCGCGATCCCGGCTGTGACCGGGCTCGCGGCCGGGTTCGGTGCGGCCGCCGGCGCTGTCGGCGTCGCGATGCTCGCGTTCCACGGTGTCGGCGACGCGCTGAAGGCGTTCGACGCGTACAGCCTGCAGCCGACAACGGCGAACCTTGGGAAGCTCAACGAGAAGCTGGCCGGGCTCGGTCCGGGCGGCGCAGAGCTCGTGAAGACGCTGCACGACCTCGAGCCTGCCCTTCAGCAGCTTCAGGGCGCGGCCCGGGGAGGTCTGCTGCCTGGGGGAGCCGAGGGCCTTCGCGAGCTGCTGCCGCTGCTTCCTCAGGTTGAGCGCATCATCGGGTCGATCTCGACGGAGATGGGCACACTCGCCGAGAAGGCGGGTCACGGTCTCGTCAACGACGCCGAGTTCAAGGCGTTCTTCCACTACCTCGAGACCGACGCAGCGCCGACCCTCGACGCGTTCGCGAAGGCGGCCGGCAACGTCGGAGCCGGGCTCGCCCAGATGACGGTCGACTTCGCGCCGGTGAACCGGGACTTCGCGAGCGGGCTCGTGCACGCGTCGGAGGAGTTCCGTCAGTGGTCGGACGGCCTCGCGCAGTCGCAGGGCTTCCACGAGTTCATGGCGTACATCGAGCAGGAGGGCCCGAAGGCAGTCGCGCTGCTCGAGTCACTCGGCAACGCGGCGCTCGGCATCGTGCAAGCTGCGCAGCCGGTCGGGCAGGTCGTGATGCCGGCCCTGACGGCGCTCCTGAACGTGCTCGGCGCGATCGGGAAGTCGCCACTCGGGCCGGTGATCTACACCGGCGTGGCGGGCGCGATCGCGTTCAGCAAGGCCAGTGGCGCCATGTCGAGCATGCTCGCCAAGCTGACCGCCCAGACCGCGGCGCTGTCGGCCGAGATGAAGGGCCTCGCCGCCTCCGAGGAGGCGGCCGCCGTCGCCGGCGCGGGCGTCGGGAAGGGCCGAGCCGCCCTGAACGGCGTGTACGCGGGCCTCGGCACGCGCGGCGCGCGCAGCGCCTCCGGTCTGATCGGTGCGGCCATCGGCGCGCCGTTCGTCGCCGACGGCCTCAACAACCTGTTCGGCAACAATGTCGACTACAGCCGCCCGGGCGTGAACGCAGGCGACCTCGGGAAGACCGCCTACTACTCCGACCACGCGTACTCGTGGAAGAACCCACTCGGCAGCATCCTGACGGGCGTCACGCAGGCCGGCGGCGGGATCCTCGGCGTGAACACTCCGCTCGACGCGATGCGCAACAGCACCGCCGGAGCGGACCTGACGCTCGCCCAGATGCAGCAGAACGGCCAGGGCGCCCAGGCCGCGCACGACTTCGATCTGATCACGGCGGCGGCCAAGAAGCAGGGCGAGTCGATCGCTGACCTGCGCAAGCAGTACCCGAACTACACCGCGGCCCTCAACCAGGCGAAGACAGCCAACGGCGGCCTGTCGGCGACGCAGGCGGCGAACGCGCAGGCGGCGTTGCAGCAGGCCGCGGCGCTGAAGCAGGCGACCGATGCCGCCCTGGGCGCGTTCGACGCGGAGACGAACTACCGGCAGGCGCTGAAGGACGCAGCGGCGCAGGCGGCCAAGAGCAACGCGGGCATTAACGGCTCGACCGACGCCGCCCTCGCGAACCGGTCCGCACTCTCGAAGCTCGCGGCCGCGTGGAACGGCCAGTCCGACGCCGTCAAGGGCAACACGAAGCGCTACGCCGAGGCGAAGCAGTCGTTCATCGACATGGCGACCGGGATGGGTGTCCCGATCGGGCAGGCAAAGCGGCTCGCGAACCAGCTGCTCGAGGTGCCGAAGTCGGTGCAGTCGAAGATCCAGGTCGACACCGCGCTGGCTCTCGCGGGCATCGACACCGTGAAGAACGCGCTCGCGAACATGCACGGCAAGACGCTCGACGTGTACATCAACCGGATCGACACGAGCGGTGTCGGCAACGCCGCAGCCAACGCGCAGCACCAGGGGCACGCAGCGGGCGGGTACACCGGCCGCGGCGGCAAGTACGAGCCGGCCGGGACTGTGCACCGCGACGAGGTCGTGCTGCCCTCGGAGGTCGTGCACCGCGACGCGGCGTTCCTGCGGGCGCGGTACGGCTACCTGCCGGGCATGTCCGAGCTGCCGGGCTACGCCGACGGCGGGTTCGTTGGTCACGGCCTGACGATCGTGCCGCTCCTGAGCCCGTACGCCGCGGCGAAGGACAACGGGGTAACGATCGACAAGGACGGCCACCTGCAGAAGCAGCTCAAGCAGTTCTCGAACGCGTTGCAGGCGGCGACGAACTCGCTGAGCAAGGAGACCCAGGCGCGCGACAGCCTGGTGTCGACGATCTCGGGAAACCTGACGTCAGGGAACCTGTTCGGCACCGGGACCGGCGTCACGGGCTCGGTGTTCGGGCAGCAGTTCGCGCCGGGCTCGATCTCGGCGGTGAACGCGACGCTCGCGCAGCAGATCAAGGACGCGAACGACACGACGGACCTCGAGAAGTCGCTGCACAGCCGCGGCCTGTCGGGCGACGCGCTGCAGGCCCTCATCGAGCAGGGCGGTGTCTCCGAGCTCCGGACGTTCTCGGCCGCGTCGAACTCTGACCTCGCGACGTACCAGTCGCTCTACGGCCAGCGTGCGACCGCGGTCGGCAAGGCCGCCGACACCGGCGCCTTGGTGCTCGGCATGACGCAGGCGCAGGCGAAGACGACCACCCAGGTTGCGGTGCTCACGGGCGTGGTGCAGCAGATCCAGAGGGAGATCAACGTGCAGCGTAAGCAGGCCGCGGCAGCCGCGAAGGAGAAGGCGAAGGCCGCCAGAGAGGCAGCCAAGGCTCAGACCCAGGTTGCGCACCGCGCTCGGAGGCACCGCTGATGGGCGCCGCCGTCGCTACGCAGACGCCCGACCTGCAGCTGGGGACGCTCGACCTGATGATGTCGTCGCCGGATCCGACGTACGGCTGGCGGATCCAGGCGCTCGCGGACAACTTCACCACCGGTGACCCTGAGGCGGTCATCGCGGCGATTCAGTCGCAGCTGCAGGACGGTGACATCGAGCGGATCGACCGCCACGGCAACCGCACGGCGACGATCCCGCTGCAGATCGACGCCCCGGGGAGCACTGCGCCTGGTGACGCGATCCCGCGTGCGCAGGCGGCGATCGACATGGCGTGCCCGCAGGATGGTTCGTGGACCACGCTGTCTTGGACGTCGCCCCTCAAGGGCGCGCAGACGACGGTGTACGAGGTGACGTCGGCGACGGTGTCGACGACGAAGGACGACCTCGGGGAGATGGTCCAGGGCTGTCGGTACGTCACGCTGACGATCCGCGCGCGGCCGTTCGTGCGGCCGACCTCGGCGGTCACGATCCCAGCTCAGGCTGTGGTCGGCTCGACGACGACGACGATCGACGACGGCACGAGCCTCACCGGCTGGTCGCTGCTGACGGCGCGGCCGGCGAGCGCGACGAACCTCGTCACGAACCCGTCTTTCGAGACGAACATCAGCGGCTGGTTCGCCGGCACGGGTACGGCGAGTATCGCTCAGGACACCTACGCCCCGGACGCGGCCGTGGGTTCGTGCGCCTTGCAGGTCAACCCTTCGGCGTCAACGTGGAGCACGTACTGCGCAGCGATGCCGGTGACGGCGGGGTCGGCGTACTTCGCGACCGCGAACGTCAATGTCACATCGGGAACCTCGACGACGCTTGCGGTGCAGTGGTTCAGCGACGCTGGCGGCAGCACGCTCATCAGCACGAGCACGGTCGCGTCACGCTCGGGCGGCGGCGGATTCATCCAGATGGCCGGCACCGCGACGGCACCCACGGGCGCGGTCTCGGCGAGGATCCTGGTGACCCAGACGGACAGCGGGCGTATCTATCTGGTCGTCGACGCTGTCGCTCTGACGCTTGCGACGTGGCAGGGCGGCTACTTCAGCGGCGCGACCGCGAGCACGAGTGCCGTCACCTACGCGTGGACCGGCACAGCGAACGGGTCGACGTCGACGGCGACGTTCACAGCGCCGACGCTCGCAGTGGTCTCCGGCACGGTCAAGGGCACGGTCTACGGCTCCGACTCGGCGAGCATCCGCCGCACGGGCGCGGTCAACATGAGTGCGCTGCCGTACATGAAGATCGTCGGCACCGCGACCATCAACGGGGCCGGCTCGGCGAACCTGGCGGTCGCCGTTGCGGATGGCGGCGCCGCGGTAAGCGTCATCAGCAGCAGCGTGAACCCGACGACGGGCGACTTCTCCATCCTGCTCAACCGGCCCGCGGGGTTCGCAACGAGCGTTGACGTCACGGCGACCTACAGCGGGCCTGCCTCGGTCAACGACGTCACGACGGTCGCCGTCGACGCGATCACGATCACGGACAACCCGTACGGCACGGGCGCGGTCCAGGTGCAGAACATCAGCGTGCTCGGGTCCCGCCGCACCGACGTGTCGCTGCTCGTGCAGGGCCTCAACGCCGCCGGAACGGCCGCTGTGCCTCTCGGGAACGAGACGCTCGTCTACACCGCCACGGCGGGCACCGACGGACGCGCGAAGTTCGGCGACGCCCGGTCGCTCGCGGCCCGCGCCGGAACGACCGACTCGACGGCCGTGTCGGGGTCGTATGACACCCTCGGCACCACGGCGGCGCCGACGACGTTCCAGTTCGCCGCCTCGAAGCTGCTCCCGGGCAATTACCTGGTGTATGCCCGGATCAAGGCGCCGACGGCCGTCGTTGGTGACCAGCTCTCTTTCCGGGCTTCGGTGACGCCGGCGGCCGGTGACGCGGTGTACGACCCTCGCAACGGTGCGTGGAAGACCTCGCCTGGGATCACGGCGGTCGCCGCCAACGCGGTGTGGCCGCAGGTCAACACGGGCACGTGGACGATCATCCCGATCGGGATGCTGCGGCTGCCTCCGGCCGACCTCCTGCAGGACCCGGGTGCCCAGATCACGATCTATGTCGCGAAGGGCAGCACGGCGGTCACGCTCGACGACCTGTTCTTGTGCAACGCCGACGTTGGGCAGGCCTCGCTCGTCCTGACGTCGTACACCGGGAACTCGTTCTCGGCGGTGCGGCTCGACGCGGCGACCATCGGCAGCCCGCAGGCGCTGTGCTACGTCGGCGCTGCTCAGGTCGGGAGCTCGACGCCGGCGTTCCTCGCCGACGCCGGCCGCTGGTTCGGTGAGCAGCACAAGGCCTCGCCGGGACTGCTGCAGATCGCCACCGTTACGCCGGGGTGTTCCACTGCGCGCGTGTCGGGGTCGTACTACCCGAAGTTCCACACTGACGTGGCGGCGACCTCGTGACTCCAGAGGTCTACGTCGCCGGGATGAAGGTCTCGACCCTCGCCCCGATCACCGATCTCGTGGTGGCGTGCGAGTGGCCCGACGGCGGCCAGGTCGCGATCGGCGGCCCGGTCTCGGCCGAATTCTCGATCATGCTGCCGATCGCGAAGCGGCCGGCGTGGCTGGTGAAGCGTGCTGTCGCAGAGGTCCGCATGGGCGGTCTGCCGCTGCTCGCGGGTTACGTGTCCGAGGTCGACTGGATCAACGGCGGGAAGGTCTCGATCGCCGGTGCCGCGACGGAGGGCGACGGCGTGCCGTGCCTCAACGCGGGCGGCACGGTCTCGTCGACGCCGGACACGGTGCTCGACAACGCGATCACGAACGCGTGGATCTCATGGAACCGGCCGGCGTCGATCTCTACGACCGCGCTGTCGTCGGGGGACGTGACGCTCGCGCTGAACATGATCACGGACATGATCGGTGCGTTCGCTCAGGCGAACGCGGGTCAGCGGCTCTACGTCGATTCGCAGCGCTCGATCCGTGTCGGCGCCGACCCGACGTCGCCCGAGTTGTTCCTCGTGCCGGGCACCGTCGAGCTGCCGTGGACGCAGCAGAACCAGGCCGCGACGCTGATCGGTCGGTGGCAGGACGCCTCCGGGGTGCTGTCGAACACCGTGGTCGGTTCGGGACTGCCTGTTCGTACGGTCGACCTGACAGGCAAGGGTCCGCTGACTTCGTCGGTGGTGACCGTGATCCTGAACTCGCTGCTCGTAATGGCGTCGGCTGGCGGGTGGGGCGGCGGTGCGACGATCGGCCGCAACCACAGCATCGGGATGGTCGACCTCGTCGATGTCTTCCTGCGTACCGCTCGAGGCCTGATGGTGCGCAACCTCGGCCAGCGCGACCCGCGGCCGGACCGCCTGCCGGTCCCGTACGTGGATTTCATCGTCGAGCGAGCCGAGCTCCACGTCGCTGACGCGCAACTGATCCTCACGCCGCGCGGCATGGTCGCGCGTGACTTCTCGGCGATCCTCGCGGACCTCGGATTCTCGGAGGGGTTATGAGCTGGGACGGACGACTGCCCTCGGGTGGCGGTTATGCAGGCACGTCAAGCATGGGGGTTACCACGGTCACGCCGACCATGAGTCCGGTTGGGGCTGGACTTTCCTTCGCGTCGCGCGGCCCGAGCGAATGGTTTCTGATCAGCATCACCGGCGAGCTGTTCCAACCTTCGCCGAACCAGTACGCCGTCTGGAAGATGCTCCTCGTCGACGGCGTCACGCAGCAGCAGACGGTCTGCCACTGGTATCAGTCGAACGTTTGGCACGACTTCTGCCTGACCAAGGTGATCACCGGTCTCGCGGCCGGCGCCCACACCCTGCAGCTGGGTGTCTCTGCCGAGGCCAGCACGACCGTGCAGGGCGACTGGTCTCTCAACGTCGCGCGGCTCTCGGCATGAACCGCAACACCTCACGTGACGCAGGGAACGCCTCGCGTCGCCCTACCGGATCGGGGACGCGGAGTGTCTGACGCGGCTTGGGCATCACTCGGCGTTCTCGGCGGCGCCGCGATCACGAGCGTGATCGGTCCGCTGGTCACCTCGAAGCTGATCCAGCGATCGCCGCTGGCGCGCAAGGTCGACGAGTCGCACGGGATGTTGACCGAGAACCACCATCAGCGCGAACGGCGCGGCGAGCCGGCATCGGTGCTCGACCGCCTGGGCGATCTCGCCGATGCCGTCAAGGAGCTGCGCGACGAGATCCGTGACGGCGACGACCAGTTCGCCGAGATCCGTCGCGCGATCGGCCTGCCGCCGCGGGGCCGACGCACACGCGGCGACGACTAGCTCGCCGCGCGGCCTCGAGCGCCGCCCGGCTCACTTCGACAACTCAACAGAGGAGCACACCACCGTGACTGATCCACGCCTCGGTCGCCACGTCGACCACGACCCGCGTTCGCGGGCCTTCGCCGCACCCGAGCCTGCCGACCTCGCCGTGCTGGTGTCGGTCCGTCACCAACGGCACATCCCGGTACTCGACCAGGGCCAGGTCGGCTCCTGCACCGCGAACGCCGCGGTCGGCGCGCTGGGCACCTCCCCGCTATGGGAGGCGCACCACACGCTCGGCATGAGCGGCCGATCGGAGTACGCCGACGAGAAGCTCGCCGTCGCGCTCTACAGCGCCGAGCAGATCGCTCTCTACGGCCAGCCGTACCCGCCGTCCGACCAGGGCGGCTCGGGCCTCGCGATCGCGAAGGTCCTCAAGGCCCGCGGCGACATCAGCGGCTACAAGCACGCGTTCTCGCTGAACGCGTGTCTCGCGGCCCTCGCGAAGCAGCCGGTCATCATCGGCATCGAGTGGCTGACGGGCATGTTCCACCCAGGCGCCGACGGCCGCCTATTCCTCACGGGTACGGTCGCGGGCGGTCACGAGATTGTGCTCGACGAGCTCGACGTCGAGAACAAGCGCGTGTGGCTCACGAACTCGTGGGGAGCCTCCTGGGGCGTCCAGGGCCGCGCGTACCTCACCTGGGACGACCTCGGCGCGCTCCTCGCCCAGCAGGGCGACTGCACGGTGTTCGAGGTGGCGAAGTGAGCAAGTACCCCTCTCCCGACGTTCCGTGGATCTTCGCGCGCAGCTACGGCGGCGCCCAGACCCCGGCCCTGATCGTCATGCACTCCACCGTCACGGGCACGAAGGCCGGCGCTGCTCGCAGCGTCGCCCGGTACTTCGCCACCGAGACGCAGCCGACCTCCGCGCACTACGTGGTGGACGCCGCCGAGATCATCCAGTGCGTCCCTGACCACAACGAGGCGTGGCACTGCGGCTACAACAAGAACTCGATCGGCATCGAGATGTGCGACATGCCGGTGCTCGGGAACATGGGCCACTGGCTGGTGCCGGCGTCCCAGCGCACCGGGCCGCGGCCCATCTTCCACGGTCACGCGATCACGCCGCTGCGGTGGATCGAGCCGAGCCACCGGGCGATGCTCTCGCGGGCCGCGCACCTCACGGCGCAGCTCTGCCTCGCCTACGACATCCCGATCCGGCTGCTCAGCAACAGCGAGCTCGAGGATTGGGACCGCAAGGGCAAGCACGCGGCCGACGGCGGCATCGTCACCCACCAGCAGATGTCGCAGGTCTTCCGGCAGAGCGACCATTGGGACCCGGGCGCGTGGCCGTCCCAGCTGTTCCTGAAGCGGGTCACTGTCGCGGCGGCGGCCATCCAGGCAGCGAGCAAGTAGATGACGCCGGGACAGAAGCACGCCGCGCTCGCGGGCGCGGCGTGGGTCCCGGTGATCGCCTACCAGTGGCATGAGGTCACATCGGGGGCAGACGGGTGGCCGTTCTCGCGGTTCATCCGTCTGCTGCCGGTGTGGCTGTTCCTGGTCATCGTCGGCGCGTTCCTCGGCTGGTTCGTGCCGCATATCTGCAGCCCGCGGAAGCGGTGCCGCCGATGATGCCCGGGCCGCCGCCGCAGCCGACCGTCTCCCAGGTCAGGCTGATCGCGGGCGTGGCGAACATCCGTCACGACGAGCCGACGCAGGACCGCGCGAGCGACATCGAGCGCTTCGCAGCGATGCTGCCGCTCGCGTGGGTCAACCAGCCGTGGGTCGCCGCCGGGTGCGAGATCGACAACCCGTTCAGTCGGGTCGCGTGGACGCGTGATCTCGCCGGCGAGCACTTCGGGCTGGCAACCGAGACGCCGGTCGCGGTGTCGTCGTCGTGGAAGGTGCTCGGCCGCCGGGTGTGGGTCCGCACGAAGGGGCATGCACTGGTCGATCCGGCCCGTACGACGGTCGAGCTCCGTCTTCTCGACGAGGCGTCCGGGATCAAGGTCGCCGTGCTCGTCACGCACCGCAACCACAAGGCCTTCGGGAGCGACCAGGTCGCCTCCTCGCGGCGCGGCTGGTTCTCGCACTGGCGCGCCGACCGCCGCCGCGCGCTGTTCCTCCGCCGGCTCGGGTTCGTGGTGCTGATCGAGGAGGACGGCAACCACGGCGGCGGTCCGATCCGTTACGGCCGCGGTCAGATCGTGGCCGCCCGCGCGGACGTCATGCAGATCACCGTGCTGCCGCCACTCGGGCCGCTCGGCGCCGGGATCAGCGTCAGCACCGGCCGCCCGCAGCAGCGGCGCGGCTACACCGACCACCTCATGCTCGCCGACTCCATCACCATCAAGAAGGGCTGAACCATGACCACCTCCCCCAAGCAGCTCGCGGGCCGCATCGCTGCGCGCATCCGCGGCAGCGTCGGCTCGACGAAGCGCGCGCTTCGGACCGTGTTCCACGGCGTCGTTGCCCTCATCGGCGCGGTCCCCACGATCGTGCTCATCACGCACCTGACGCACCTCGACACCCAGCACCAGGTCAGCGCCGCACTCGCGTCGCTCGTGCTCTGGACCGGGGCCGCGTCGAAGATCATCAACCAGCTCGAGGACGCCGGCGTCCTCCCGGCGTGGCTGAAGGACTGATCGCCATGTGGGATTACCGAGCCAAGATCACCAACGTGCACGACGGCGACACCGTGACCGCGGTCCTCGACCGTGGGTTCGGCGACATGGTCGAGATCCAGGTGCGGCTGTTCGGGACCTTCGCGCCCGAGCTCGCCCAGACCGGCGGCGCCGACACCCGCGACTACGCCGCGGCGTGGATCGCTGCTCGTCAGGGCTCCGACCCGGAGGCGTGGCCGTTCATCGTCACGAGCATCCGCAACAAGGTGGACACTCGCGAGATCGAGACGCTCGGCCGCTACGTCTGTCTCATCACGGACCCACAGGGCGAGTGCCTCAACACCGCGGTGTCGGCCTACGTGCAGCAGAAGGGCTACCCCGGAGGTACGGGGTCGCCCACGGCGTCGGGCCGCCGAGGTCTTCGGCGCTCGTAACCTGAACGTCTCGGCGCGCGGCCGGAACAGCGAACCGCCCCGCCCTCTCTTCCGAGAGGGCGGGGCGGCTTCGTTGCGTTCTGGGTGCCGGGCTACCAGAGGCGGGAACCGGAGGTGTTGATCTCGACGCCTTGCGCGTGGCAGAGCCGCACGAGGATGCCCCACTGGTGTGTCACGGACAGCCACGAGGTCATCATGCGAGTGTCGTCGCCGCTGTTGTAGGCCGCGACGGCGCGCTTTTCGCGTCGGAGGGTCTTGGCGAGCATCGGCGCGCGGACGCCGGTCGCGTCGAAGGTGCCGAGTTCGATGCGGACTCCGCCCTGAGTCTCGGCCTCGGCGGTGCGGCAGGCGGTGACGGCGCGGCTCGCGGTGCCGTGCTTGGCGTGCTCGGCGTGGGCGGCGGGGGAGGCGAGGATGGTGAGGGCGGCGACGACGAGCGCCACGACGAGTCCCGAGATGCGTGGGTGCATAGCGACAGGGTAAAGACGAGAGCGGTTGGTTCGCAGCGTTTTCGTGGTCACACCGTGTATTGAAAGGCGCCCTGGTGCGCCTTGTCAAGAGAGGCGTTAGGGTTGGGCCATGCCGAAGACGCTCACCGCCACCGAGTACGCCCGCGTCAGCAAGGACAAGTCCGGCCGCCTCCGATCGGTCGGCGAGCAGAGCACAGAGAACCGCGATGCCGTCGACGACCAGGGCTGGAAGTGGCTCCCGACAACCTACGTCGAGGAGGGGGAGGCGTCGGCGTCGGTGTTCGGCACCGTCGTGCGGGAGGGCTTCGGGACCTTGCTGGCTGATCTCAGGGCTGGCACCTTCCCGGCCGACGTCCTCGTGCTCTGGGAGCCGTCTCGAGGGTCCCGGCAGATGCGGGAGTGGGTCGACCTCATCGACGCACTGCAGGCCGCCGGCGTGCTGCTGTTCGCCACCTCGGAGGACCGTACGTACGACGTGCGCAAGCCGAAGGACCGCCGCGACCTGCAGGACGCCGCGAACGAGGCCGAGTACTACTCCGGCCGGCTCTCGGCCACCCTGAAGCGTGCCCATCGAGCTCAGGCACGCGAGGGCCGCTGGTCGGGCGCCGCGCCCTTCGGCTACCGCCGGGTGTGGTCCGAGGACGGCGAGGTGACCCAGGTGGCGGACGAGCCTGCCGCGAGCTACGTCCGCGAGGCGTTCGACGCGATCGCGGCCGGCGGGTCGATCGGCGGCATCGTGAAGCGGTGGAACGACACTGGCGAGACGGGCCGCACCTGGTCGACGCAGGCCTTCCGCGCCATGCTCCTGAACCCGGCGTACGTCGGCGTCCGCGTGCACTCGCCGCGGTCGCGGCACGAGTCCCGTTCGGCCGCCGCACGGCGACAGCGGGACGTCACCGAGCACCAGGCTGCCTGGGAGCCGATCGTGGAGCGGGCGATCGCCGACAAGGTCCGCGTGCTGCTGACTGACCCGTCGCGCCGGCGGCACCGCTCGACTGGCGTCGCGCACCTGCTCTCGAACATCGCCTTGTGCGGCGTCTGCGACCGACCGCTGGCGACGAGGGTCGCCGAACGGCCCGTCTATCGCTGCGTGGCCGGATGTGTGCAGGCTCGCGAGGATGAGGTCGATGCGTGGGTGGGGCGGGTGCTCGTGCGGTACCTGCAGCGCGAGACGCTCGGACCGCCCGCCGACGCCGATGCGGCCGTGGTAGCGGAAGCGCGCGCGGAGGTCGCGGCCGCCGAGGAATACCTGCGTGAGGTGGAGCAAGCCGCCGAGCAGGGCCTCTCGCCGTTGCTCGTAGCGAAGATGCAGACGCAGGGGGAGGAGCGCCTGCAAGCAGCGCTGGCGGCCGTCCGGCGCGTGTCCCTCCCGTCGGCCCTTGCGGCGGCGTTGCCGACCGAGCCGATGACCGATGACGTCTGGGCCTCGATGTCATTGCAGGCGAAGAGGCGGCTACTCCGCGGTGTCTTCGGTGACGAGACGAGCGCGGCCGGCGGCCCGGTGAAGCTCTACCCGGGCGGCCGCGGCCGGCGTGCGCCGGTGGCCGAGCGGATCACCTTCGCAGGCGCGACGCTCAGCTAGGCCTGCGGGTACTCCTCGGGCCAGTCCTCGGGGAGGCCTCGCAGCTTCTCGGTCTCGGCGATGTAGGCGTCGAAGGCGCGGTTGGCCACGGCCGTGATCGTGTCACCGCGTTGCCTCGTGGCCCACAGCATCTTCGCCCACCGCCGCTGCGGAACCCGGATGGTGTGGGTGTCCGTCTTGGGCTGGTTGGGCATGCAGGCACGCTAAAAGGGTGTGTACACACCCGATTGGGCTATAGACAAGGGGGCCGTTCGTCCCATCTTTTGTAACCAACGGGTGGGAGTGTCGTTCCGGTCTTGCATCTGGTCCTTTACCTCACGGACGCTGAGAGCATCCTGAATCGTCAGGGGGCGGTTCTCGGGAGGAGAAACAGAAACATGTCCATTGATGGGCGCTCGGCGCCTGAGTCGGTCCCTCAGTACGCGATGGAGGACGACTGGTTGGTGCTCCGCCTGATGGGCGTGGTGATCTGTGAGGTCGACAACTGCCCGGAAGGGTCCGTTTGGTACCGCCGGAAGATGGTCCTAGTTGCGAGCCGAAGCCTGACGGCGCGTCAGCGAGAGTTCGTCACGTGCGAGGTTCTGGGACGTCTGGCGGCGGCGTGATCGCCTCGCCCTCTTCCTGCTCATCATCTGGTGCGTTGCCGCCTTCTAGAAGCTGAACCAGCAGCGCTCGCGAATCGTCGTCGATCGCGTTCCCTGCCTGGTCGATGGTCAGCATGCCGGCGGCGACGAACGCCTCGACCGGGTTGCGGCCGAGTGATTGCGCGAAGACCGCGACCGTGGCGGGTCGGGCGGGAGCCTTCTCGCCCTTCTGCCAGCGGCCTGCCGTGGCCTGGTCAACGCCGGCGCGCTCGCCGATCTCGCGCTGTGTCTCGCTGTGCGTGAAGCGGCGGACGTAAGCGCCCCACGTCGCTGCGTGATCCGTCATGTGTAACAGCATGTCCTAGGTATGCATGCATGTCTACAGTTCGGCGCGTCCTGTTGCGTTAGGCATGCATGCATGCCTAACGTGACGCCCATGCGAATCACTCCCAAGCCCGGAGCCCTCTGGGACTACATCAAGTCCGAGGGCATCACCCGAGACGAGCTCGCGAAGCGAGTGGGAGTAGACCGCGCGACCGCATACCGAGTGGACATCGGGATGGTCGATCCGTCCCCGCGATTCATTGCCGGTCTGATGACCGTCACGGGCCGCAAGTTCGAAGACCTCTTCGAGGTCAAGGCAGCAGCGTGATCGAGGACGAGCGCCTCGACCGGCTCGTGGCCCAGCTGCCGCCGATCGCCGACGACGACCGCGTCTGGATCGTCGAACTCCTTCGCCCCTACGCGAGCCACCAGGCCGCGCACGCGGCCTAACCCAGGCCGCCTCCAACAAAAGCCGGAGCCCTCGCTCCACCACCAAGCAGCGCGAGGGCTCACAACCTGAAAGCGAGTATCGCATGTCCAGCACGCTGACGCCGGCCGAGACGCCGACCTTCCGCCCGCGGTGGCGCGACGACGCCACCGGCCGAGTCGCTCCCTTCGCCGGCGAGTGGGCCTCGGACCAGGCCTGGACCAGCCGAGCCGACCTCGAGGAGATCGTTCGGCAGATGCCGAACGGCGACCAGGTCGAGATCGTCGAGGCGGTGGCCTGAATGCGCGCCTTCGAGATCGTCGTCTGCAACGCCGCGATCGTCATCGGGTTCGTCGGGATCGTCGCCGGCTTCGTCGGCTGGGTGTTCCTCGAGACCGCGCCGACGTCGCGTCGCCGTGACCGCGGGACGGCCGAGGGCTGGTCGCTGTTCATCGCGGCCGGGATCGTGCTGTCCCTGATCCTCGGTCTTTGCGTGGTGTTCGGTGCGCGCCCGGGCGGTGCCCGGTGACGCGCCGGCGTCGTCGGCCGCGCCTGTCGTCGCTGACGCTGGTGCTGCTCGGCAAGGGCCAGTTCGTGAAGGTCCGCGAGATCGCGTGCATCCCGTGGCGGGGCAGCGCTGACCCGGAGGCTGGCAAGTGAGCGGCCACATCGACGCGACGTTCTTCGCGCAGGTCGAGCCGGAGTTCGTTCGCCACTTCGGCGAGGAGCGGGTACGCAAGGCGAAGGTCGTCGGCCTGACGCAGCAGCGTCCCGAGCGGCCGCGCCGCGGGGTGATCGTCGTCAAGCTGACGATCCGCATCCCCGAGGCGGCATTCCTGCCGTTGCGTCCCGAGGCCATCGTCGTGATCCCCGAAGGCATGACGGCGCCGTACCCGATTGAGGTCGAGGCGGGTGATCCGTCATGACGACCGGCACCTACATGGGCCCGTTCGGTCGGGCCGAGCGCCTCACGATCGCGCCTGAGCTCAACGTCGGCGGCGGGACGCTCGCGTGGTGGCTGCTGACGGGCGGGTGGCATCCGCTGTGGCCGCAGTTCGTGTTGCACGTCCTGAGCCTGAAGCCGGCCGCCGACCTGCCCGAGCCGGTGCTGCACTTCCCGGGCGCGACGCACGAGCTCCTCGTCGTCGCGCTGAACCCGGGCACGAACCCGCCGCGGCTGCACGCGCCCGAGACGCTCGTCTCGGGCGGGCTGGCCGCTGTCGGCGGCTACCTGCCGCCGGAAGACGTCGCGCACCAGTTCGAGGCGACCGACGAGGAGATGGTTGCGCTCGCGGAGGCCTGCGCTAAGGCGTGCGTGCTCGGGCTGTTGACGCCGTCGACTGACGACGCTCGGACGATGCTCCGTGAGCGGTGGCTCGGGTCGTGCGTCCGCACGTTGGCGCACATGCGCGGCGAGGTGCACGCACCATGAGCGCCGAGCTGCTGCGACGTGCCGCCGCGAAGATGCGCGAGACCGCCACGGCCGCGACGCCCGGGCCATGGGATGCCCAGGGCCGCGAGGTCGGATCTGGCGAGTCCCTTGTCGCATGGGTGCCGATCGGCTACGCGGCCGACGCTGAGCACATCGCCTCTTGGCCCCCCGCCGTCGCGCTCGCCGTGGCCGACTGGCTGGACTTCATCGCTCCGTTCGCCCGGTTCGGCGATGACAACTCGCCACACGCCAAGCACGCGCTCGTCGTCGCCCGCATCTACCTCGGAGAGTCGTCATGAGCGGCCAGCGTTGGGGCCTGGCGCTGACACTGGTGTCGGCGGTGCGTCTCGGCGCGAAGCTCGTCACCCGCCGCCGCGGCGTGGCCCACGTCTACCAGGGTCCGCTCACCCGCTCGGGTCGGTTCGTGCCGACGGGCCGCGAGGTGGTGTGCGGTGCTCGCACGGCGCGGCTGTCGGTGCTGCTCGACGGTCTCGACGGCCTCGGCACGGACGGGCTGCGGCTGTGCCGTCGCTGCGCTCCCCTGCTCAAGGCGTTCCCGCCGGACTCGCCGTACGCCGGCCGGGTGCTGGTGACGTTCGACGACAAGGCCGCGGCGTTCGCTCACCTCACGGCTCTGGACTTCGCGAGGGCGGCGCTGTGGTGCCGCACCGTCGAGGAGACGCACCAGGTCGGGATGCTGATGGGTCTCGTGCTCGGCCCGGCGCCGCTTCGGAAGCCGGAGGGTGGCGCGGCCCTTACCCGCTGGATCGCCGACCGGGCCCTGATCAAGAAGCGCGACCAGCTGCGTAACCGCGAGATGTCCGCGGAGGAGCGCGCCGAGCAGGCCGCCCGCCGCGAGGCCGAGAACGACGAACGGATCCGCCTCCGCGAGGCCCGCGCCCGTCAGGCGCGCCTCGACCGAGCCCAGGCCCGCGCGAGCCGCGGCCAGTACCTGATGCCCCACGAGCGCGAGCTGCTCGAGAACCGAGGAGACAACTGATGACCGAACCATCACCGGCCGAGGACATGCGCCCGGCCGAGATCGACGTACTCACCGGCAGCCACTGCGTGGTCCTGATCGTCGACCCGCAGACCGCTGAGACCATCGCCGCCAGCCACGAGCTCGCCGGGCACCTGGGCATCTTCGACGAGAAGACGCGCCCCCAGTGGCGCCGTGAGGCCGAGCGCATCGCCGCGGCCGCCGCGACGGCCCGCCGTACGGAGCCGACCGAGCACGAGGTCGCGCTCGGCGCGATCCCGCTGCGCCCGCTCGCGGGGTTCGACGTCCTCGCGGCCGCTGACAGCGGCGCGGCCCCGGCTCTGCGAGTGATCGACGGGGTGCAGCCGTGCTGACCATCGACACCGAGCAGACCGCGCCTCTGCCCATCGACCTGCTGCGCCGCCGCCCCGAGCTCGTCGGCGTCGGGATCGGCGCCCAGCTCGTCGAGCAGGCACTCGACATCGTGGTCGGCGGTGCGGCATGAGCACGGAGACGCCGACCCGCCGCGGCACCACGAACGCGAACGACCGCGGCAACTCTCGCGACCGGGCTGCGCGCCGGGCGTGGCTGATGGAGACGTTCCGTTCGGACGTCGACCTCGCGCCCGGGACGTCCGTCGAGACCGGGGCGTTCCTCGAGCCCGGCCAGGGCATCCCGACGGTCCGCTGCTACCGCTGCGGCGACCTG